ATTAGGTAGATGGGATGGTTGTACAAGTTTCTGCACACTGGGCGGTAAAACCTATCTCAATGCCTTGGATAAATTGCTGCCTGTGCTACAAGACCGAGGCTATGAATTTGAGATTGAGGATCAGAGAGCTTTTCACAAATTTGATTTTCAACTCATTGATGAAAATTATCTGAGTGATCTCACATGGCCCTTTGGACATAGATTTGCCAATCAGAATATTGTGATGCGAGACTACCAGGTGGAAGCCATCAATGTATGTTTGCAGAATTTACAAGGGGTAAATGTGTTGCCCACCAGTGCTGGTAAATGTCAGCCATTATATGCTAAAGTTAAAACACCAGATGGTTGGACTACTATGGGAGAACTAAAGGTGGGGGATCAAGTGATGACCCCAAAAGGTAACTGTGTTCAAGTTCAAGCGGTGTTTGATCCAGGTCACAAGGATGTGTATGAACTTACGTTCAAAGATGGTAGAAAAGTGAGGTCTTGCGAAGACCATGTTTGGCCCATCTTTCATCATGACTGGCAGAACAAATTCAAACTGTTAAGTTTGAAGGAAGTAATTGCATTGAAAAACAAAACTAGGCGATGCATTGGTGTACCACTAGCAACCATGGATCAAGATATTCAACCTAGATCTCTGCCATTAGATCCGTATCTGTTGGGAGCTATGTTGGGCGACGGATCATTTAGACATAACATTGGATTTACATCACAAGATCAATTTATTCTGGATAAGGTTTCCAGCCTACTCCATTCAGATTATGTGTTAAAACATTGTGACAAGTATGACTGGAGCGTGGTGTTTAAAGATCATGCAACTCATATGACGTATAGATCCGAATATACAAAAACTCAAAAGAGGGACACACATGGCAAGATCATTAAAGATCAACAAATTCCTTCATACCATCTCTATAAATCAATTATTGATAAACTAGGTCTTATGGGCACATATAGCCACACAAAATTCATTCCTGAAATCTATCTGAATGCATCCTACACGCAGAGGATAGAATTGATCAAGGGTCTCATGGACACGGACGGATATGTGAGTAAAAGAGGGGATTATTCATATACCACCGTTAGCCCACAATTGGCAGCCGACTTTGTGTATCTGATCAGAAGTGTGGGGGGAATAGCCTATACCAAGATATTAAAAAACAGATCTTATGTGAATAAATCAGGAGACAGAATTCCTGCTAAAGATGCATACACGGTTAGGTTATACCATCCTACACCCGAACTATTAGTGTCACTACCTCGCAAGATAGAACGACTTGGCAATAGCAAAGCAAGGACTATCCCAGTCCTCCACATTACCCATATCAAAAAGGTATCACATGAACCTGTCAAATGCATAATGATTGATGATCCTGATCACTTGTATCTGACAGATGACTTTGTGATGACACATAATACGATAGTGACTGCAACACTCAGCAAAATTGTGGAACCCCATGGCAGAAGCATTGTGATTGTGCCCAACAAAAACCTAGTACAACAAACTGAAGAAGATTACAGGAACATTGGCTTGGATGTGGGAGTGCTGTATGGCGACAGAAAAGAGTATGATTGTCAACACACCATTTGCACATGGCAAAGTTTGAATGTGTTGGACAAAAAGCACAAGGACTGCCTGGACAATCAGCAAATGGATGTGTTCCTCAAGGATTTGGTTTGTATCATATGTGACGAGTGCCACGCGATAAAGGATCAGAATATCCTACACAAGCTGATGACCACTGTGTTCAAGAACATACCCATCAGATGGGGTCTTACTGGCACCATTCCAGAAGAAGAGTTCAAGCAGATGGGCCTGTTCACAGCCATTGGTCCACAAATTGGCGCACTCACGGCCAAAGAACTGCAAGACAAGGGTGTGCTGGCACAATGCCATGTGAGTGTGCTGCAAACACAAGAAAATCTACAATATGGCAATTATCAGGAAGAACTCAAATACTTGCTGACTGATGACAAGAGACTTGCATGGATGGCTGGTGTGATTGAGGAGATCAGCCAAAGTGGCAATACCCTTGTGTTGGTGGACAGGATTGAAACAGGACAAAAGCTCTACAATCAAATCAGCAACAGTGTGTTTATCAGTGGAGAAATGAAAAGCAACGATCGCCGAGAGCACTACAAGGAAATCAATTTCAGTGACAACAAGATCATGATTGCCACTTATGGCACCACCAGTACTGGCATAAATATATCACGAATATTTAATCTTGTGTTGGTTGAAGCAGGCAAAAGTTTTGTGCGAACTATCCAAAGTATAGGACGTGGCCTGCGTATGGCTGATGACAAAAATAGTGTGGAGATCTATGACCTATGCAGCCGAATGAAATTCTCAAACAATCACTCCAACAAACGAAAGGCGTTTTACAGCAAGGCACAATACCCTTATGTGATCAAAAAGATCACGTATTAAATCTTGTAGAGCAGGCCTTGTGTGTGTTCAAACGAGCAGACAAAGTAGTGCAATATCTCAAAGACAATGTCCTATGGGGTTGGATTCAAGGTCAAATTGACTCTACCCTACTATTAACAAAAAAAGATATTGAAATCCTCACGGCATTTGTGGATGGCGCTGCACCACAATGTGATCAAGGCAACTGGATCACCTACGCAAACTATGCTGTGGGATATAGGTTTTGTGGACCTGCTGCAAAATGTGAGTGTGCTAGACAGAGTGTGAGCAAAAAGGTCAGCGTGATCAAAACCAATGCCACACAAGAACAAAAAGATCAAAGTCTAGCCAAACGCCAAGCAACCAATATTCAACGATACGGCATAGCCAATCCGTTGCAGAATGTGGAAAAGATCAAGCAATCCAATCTCAAGAATTTGGGAGTCACCAATCCCAACAAACTCACAAGAGTTAGAAACAAGATTCGATCCACATGTGAAAGAAAATATGGAGGCCCTGCTCCTGCTTGTGACTCAAGCATACAGGATAAGATCACGCAAACCAACTTGTCCAGATACGGAACAGCAAGCACCTTTGAGAATCCTCTAATTCGCGCAAAACAACTGTCTACTCTTGTGCAAAATTATGGTGTAGAATATCCCATCCAAAATCCTGAGATTGCGCACAAGATCAAACAAACCAATTTGAGCAGATATGGATACGAAAATGCAAGCCAAAATCCTGAGGTCATCCAAAAAATAAAAGCAAGCCAACAACACACATTTTTGGACAATTTGATCACACGACTAGAACCACACAAAATAATACCATTGGGACAATTTGATCAAGTGAGCAATCATAGTCAATGGATGTGTGAGGTGTGTGAAAACGATTTTGTATCCACAGCAATAAATGGGAGGGTGCCCAGATGTCCCTGCTGTTATCCCAATCATATCAGTCATCCGCAAAAAGAAATTGCTGACTATATTGCAAGCCTAGTAGGCAGAGACAACGTGCATCATAATGATCGCAAGATTTTGCTAGATACTGATGACAAAAGGCGCAGCAAGGAAATAGACATCACAATACAAGGATATAATCTTGCTATTGAATTTTGTGGATTGCGATGGCATACCGAATTTTTTGGGAAAAAACACAAGAGGTATCATGCTCAAAAAACACAAGGATGCCAGGAAAAAAACATACAATTGTTGACAATCTGGGGCGATGAATGGGAATCCAATAGAAGTTTGTTGAAAAGCATGATAGCTGTGAGGTTGGGGTTGATCACCAACAAATATCATGCTCGCAAACTGAAACTGGCTACTGTGACCAGTCAAATGGCTAGACTATTTTTTGATTCCAATCACATTCAAGGATATGTGAATAGTTCACAACATGCGGCCCTCATGGATGGTGATCAAATCATCATGTGCATGGCATTCATCAAGAGTCGTTTTGACAAAAATTATCAATGGGAATTGAGTAGAATGGCCACAATCAAGCATTCAATCGTTGTGGGGGGAGCAAGTAGATTGTTCTCCTATGCAAAACAACAATTGAACATGCACAGCCTGATATCATATTGTGATTTGAGATATGGCACAGGCAATGTGTATCAACAGTTGGGAATGACCAAAATGGGCCAACCCACACTGGGCTATGAATATGTGGACATCAACAATCCCAGTTATCGAATCAATCGCATCAAACTACAAAAACATAAATTGGGTGATATTGGCAATCAATCTGCCCTGGAATATCTCCAATCACAAGGCATTGACAGATTGTGGGATTGTGGGCACCAAAAATTTGTTTGGACAGCATGAGATTGTAGTCCAACATTGTACACCTAACATGCACCGCCAACCTATTGCACTGAGAATGATTGTGTTTCCAAAATTTAATTTCACATACAGCCTCATGGACGAAATAAATATCGTTTATTGAGTCTCAACAAATTAGTATAAAACCAAACATCCTATCGGGACCAATGTCATGAAAATCTATGATTGTTTTACCTTTTTTAATGAATTGGATCTACTTGAGATCAGGTTGCAAGAACTCTATGATGTTGTGGATTATTTTGTGATTGTGGAAAGTGATACCAGCTTCAGAGGTAACCCCAAACCTTTTTATCTACAAGACAACTGGCAAAGATTTAATAAATTTCATGACAAGATTAGGTATATTCAAGTTGCAAATATATCCCACACCAATATGATGTATGCGCAATATGCCCAAATCAACCAACGTTCTCTAGAAGATGCATGGACCAGAGAACGTTGGCAAAGAGATTGTATTTCACGTGCATTACATGATGCAACCCTTGATGATTGGGTGATCATAAGTGATTGTGATGAAATTCTCAGATCCACAAGTGTTGCAAAATTACGGGACATTACAGACTGTCATAGAGTAATCTTGAAAATGCCTCTCTTCTACTATAAGGTTAATTATATTAATAAAGCACAACCCACATGGGCTCACACAATTGCATGTAAAGGAGCTCATTTTACCAGTGCTCAACAGGAAAGAGAATTTACCGCTTATTGGCTGGCACCTCCACCTGCCAATACAATGTTCCTGGACCACGCAGGATGGCATTTCAGTTATCTGGGTGATAATCAACAGATTATACATAAAATACAAAATTTTGCACATTCAGAGCACGATAATGCGGATCTACTAGCCAAAGTAGATATTAACAAATTGATCAGTTCTGGTGTAGACAAATATGGTGTAGGTCAATATTAGAATATCAGCATAACTGATTATTGGCCCAGCAGTATCTATAATAATTTGCGAACATATTCGCATTGGATAAGTCCCAGTACTGATACAACAATTTTTGACATCTATCCCTGAACTCCATGTAAATATCCTGCATGCTCTTGTGGGAGACCAGATATTAAAATACTTACAGCAGACAACATTGCATTTGATTTAAATCAATTGCCTGAAAAAATAGATGATTTGAGATATTGTGTGTTGGATTACAGTGATCATCACAATGTGGACTATTACTGGCCTCCTCTGGTTTTCCTGGATATCTTCAGTGCTCCATGTGCTGATCTACGCATTGGTAACTACAACATTCAAATGCCACTAAACTGGAGCGTAGTGGTGGGAGACAAACATGGTGGTGACCTGGAAGTCATGAAACTGGTGGACATCATGGACAAGGATTTTGATGTTTTTGTTTTCAATCCCATCAGTGGCTATATGCCAGACTTTCAAATGATTGAAATCATGAATGTGTTTGCAGACGTGCGCTGGTGCTTTCCCAAACTCAAGTTGGGACATTTTCTAGCTGTGCCCTTGGAGCTGAAACCTAAACCTGTGTGTGCATTTTTCATCCAGGATGTGGGCAAAAACGCCGATCTTCTGGATATCAGAGACCTGGTATAGCCATCATGAGTGAACCTCAATTGGTTGCTCAGGCTAGCAATTGAGGTTCACGAGTCTGCCAGTTTACCACTCTGGCTAGGTGTTATGCGCTTTCAATTTGTACAGTCAGACCAGAAGGATCTAGGCTGGTTGCTTCCAAACTCCAGGGGGCAGCGTCGCCACTGGCATACACAAATCCTGTCCCACCATCTGTGTCTGTTTCCAACACAGCCAAATGCGCAGTAAGTTTGGTTACAAAATATGTGCTGTCCAAGGCATCTGTAGCTTGAATATAAGCTTGTCCTGCCACCAAACTATTGCTGGCAACCAAGGTGCATATGCTGCTGCCTTCTGTGGTTTCCATCAAATACTCATTGGTGCTGGTTTGTTTGATGACATCTGCATCCAAGGTTTGTGTGCCATCCACAACAAATGCGTGTGCTAGGATCACATTAGTGCCAGCAGCGGTCAAAACTGCGGTGGCCGCTGCTGCACCAGCTGAGAAAGTCACAGCAGCATCTGCTGCGTTAACGTATCCATCCCCGGCGTTGGTCACAGGCACACTGAGCACACCATAGGTGACAGTCAATGTAGCACCAGTACCGTTAGCACTGTTGGTGGTGGTTGTTCTGGGGTTGGCACTTATTACAGTATAATCGCCAATTGCGTTCACAGTCACGGCATTGACACCAAAACCCAAATTGAAGGTTGTGCCTGCAAGAGTTCCTGGACCGTCTGTGGAATCTGGTTGTACTGGATCTGTGGGCAGTGCTGTGCTTCGCACACCTGCATTTGTGACTGTGACAGCAGTAATGACGCCATCGGCTACTGTGAGGGTGAGAACAGCTGGTGTTGCCCAACCTGTGCTGAATGTAACTGTGTTTCCATCCACAAAACCACCACCATCACCAACAAGACCGACTGTGCGGATTTTCACACTTGCCACAGTGAATGTGGCAGCCGTTCCGGTGCCACCCACGACGGTGAGTATGTTTCCTGGAACATAATCTGCACTGACATCACCTGTGCCGCTAGTAGCAACAGTTGCACTGACGGCCTTCATGTGAACTGTACCCAATGTGGCACTTGTGCCATTTGGTAAATTTGGAGCACTTATACTTACTGTGGGTAGGGTAGTGTAAGTTCCGGCATTGGTTATAGTAATGGAAGCTACACTTTCACCATTGCTGGTGGGAACTGGATTGAAATATTTTGAATTTAACGGTCTTCCCATTGTTATTGGTCTCCTACGTGGCGTTCTAGGCCATACGGGGCGGGTTTGTGCTCCCCATAAAACTGCACCTGTTGCAGTCAACTGTACCTATTTAGACAATTTTCTATCGTGTGTGTTGAGATAGCCAAATTCTCACGTATAATTATCATATGATACAAACTGTTGAGATCACACATGGCCAAAAAAACTGAAGCCAAACGCAGCTACAAGCTTGACATAATGACCGTGTTGGAAGCTGCTGACAAAGGTGTCAAAGAATTCTATACAAATTTAACCGAGGAGGAGCAAAAAGCATTTTCTCCCAGGGTGTTGATCAGATGGCTCAGCACTGTGAGCGACAAGAGTGCTCACAAAGAATATGCAATTTTGGCAACAAATGATCTGGTGAATTTGGGCATGTGGAGTCTCAACAAACATCCAGAATTGATCTGGTTGCTGATGACTGTGGCAGGCACAGGCAAAAAACAATATCATCAGTGGATTCCCATGAGCAAAGGCACCAGCAGCACGCCCAAGTTGGATCAGCTGATCACACAGGTATGGCCACACACCAACAGCCAGGAACAGCAAATGTTGAAGAACTTGCGCAGCAGTCTAGAGTGGCAGGAACTGGCCAAGGACCTTGGTTGGGATGACAAACAAATCAAGGATTTGGTGAATGAGCTCAAAAAAATCTCACGATAATGATGTGATAGATCTCAACAAACCTCACACATGTGAATTTTGTCACAAAAGTTTCAGCAAAGAAAGCACACTGGTGAGTCATGTGTGTGAAAACAAGCGCAGGTGGCAAAATCAAAACACCAGTTATGTGAAAAAAGGATATCTGGCCTATCAGTTGTTCCATCAAAGTCTCACACCACACAAGACTGTGGTGTTGCCCACCTATCAGCAATTTGCAGCCAGCAACTATTACACCAGCTTTACAAAATTTGGCAGCTGGTGT